AGCTTCCATTACTCCGCCGATAGCTTGAGCTTTGTCAATATCTCCAATTTTGTAGTTAAAGTATCTGATTTGATTGATTTGCATAATGATTGAAGTATCTTCGATTTCTTCTGCAGCCTCAATATCATTGTTTCTAGCTGATTTAGCTATGCTTCTGATTGTTGGTTTACCTACGCCAAGAATTTTGACAGATTCGCCTTTTTCTTTAACCTTGCCTTCGTATTTTCTATTACAATCTTCTACAAAAACACAAAGTCTTTCTAGCTCTCTATCAATTTGTTCGTTCCAGACAGTAGGGATGAAATTTGCATATGACATTTTTTTCTCCTTTAAATATTTTTGATTTTAGTGTTATTTCCATTTTTTCATTGACGCCATAATCTTGTCGTAATTTTTATGGACTTCTTCTTGAGACATTTTCTTTACTTGTTCTACCGTAAAAAACGATGAACTTTCATCTGCTGTTACTCCAGTCAATGAGCCTGGAGTCGCCTTTGCATTAGCCACTCGCCGAGCCAATGCATCATTTTCTTTCTTGCGGATTTCCTCAACTAGGTTTTGATAGGCATCATATATTTCCGCCATGGGCTTTTTCCCAGCGAGGTTTTCCGCAAAACTCATAAAAGGCTTGTCCAGTGCAAGCTTTTGCAAATCAACATCTGGATGTTTTTCTTTGAAGTCCTTGTAGTCATTCTCAAGCCATTCTTCATCCTTTAGTTTTTGGGCCTGCACTTCTGCCTCTTTCTTTTGTTTTTCCTTTTGGTATTTGGAAAAGTCGGCAAGAGGGTCGCCGCCTTGCTTTTTTATCTCCTTCATGGCGAGATACTCTTCGATATCTACATCATCAACGATTGGTTGATTTGTGAATGGATTAACACCATCAACCGCCTCTTTGATAGCGTCATATCTTGTTTTCTTGAGTTCCGCTTGGCGTTCCCTTTCTCGCCTGCGACGAGCGTTCTCGGAGTTGTCTTGCTTTTGTTTTTCGTCCGCTTTCTTGGTTGTCTCTTCACCATTTGCAGCGTCTGTAAATTCACTTTCATTGACAACTTCTGCTTTTTTGCTAGTGTCAGGGTTTTCACTAGCCCCTACTTCCAAAATTTCATTTTGTGTTTCGTTTTTTGTTTCGGTTGTTTCCCCTGATGTTTGTTTTTCTTCCATAATTTCTCCTTGCGATTTTTGCGCTCTTCACCTGCGTAGTATTTTTTAGACACCCAAACCTTGTAGGACTTGGGCAAACTCAGTTGCATCACTTTCCGCCGTCCTTGCTCGTTGGGTGAGTGCTTGCAAGGCCTCGTTGCCTTGCTCTATCTTTGCTTTAGACTCTGCATAAATATTTGCAACAATGGAACGTAGTTGATTGTTTTCTTTGATTAAGCTAACAACTTTATCTACAACTTGTTTTTGTTGCTGAATAATGCTTGCATCTTCTTTAATTTGCGCCTCACTTGATTGCAGTTGCCCTTGCAATTGCTGTATTTGTTGCGTTAATTGCTGTATTTGGCCTTGCTCCTCTTCTTCAATGGCCTTTAAAATCTCGGAACGGTTATTCAAGGCGTTTTTGGGGTAAGATTTGATGTAAGTCTTCCGGTCGATTAATTGCTTTGCGAGTAGGTTGTCCAATAGATTGATATCGCCCGCCGCACTTGACTTTGTCCCAGCGGTGGCTTCAACAATTATCGAAAACTCTGCGTCTTGATATTCACTTCCGCTAAAATGTTCCACGCCTTGGATTTCGTTTTCTTCGCCAAGCCCATTAGATTGCGTGTAAGTAAACTCTTTTTCTTCGTAGTAAAGTTTAAAGAATTGCTCCAGCACCCTACCTTGCTTCTCTTTGACCCTCCAAAACCTATCTCTAAGGCTTTCTATAGGTTGTTGTGCCTGGCTTTGCAATTGGGCTATCGCCGCTCCCGACATGTTGGCGGAAATTGCTTCGCCAGTCATAACTTCAGTTGAACCTGTAACAACACGGGTTAACTCTGTCAGAGTATTAATTAACTGCAAAGGGGCTGCACTTATGCCTGGGCCATTGATTGTTCGGATAGGCGTCCCAGTTTTTGAATAGTTGGTAATAGTTTGACCGGGTTCGTTGGTTATCTCTTGCCCTTTTAGTGCATCTGGAGTTACCTCATATTTGCCCCAAGCGGTGTTTTGAATTGCAAGTAACTGCATGGCTATATTAAAGTTAATCGCCTTTTGATTGGGAATAAGGCCTTCAACCTCACCAAGTCCATAAATAGAGTTTTCTCTCGGTTCATAATTGCCTACAACTATTGGGTATAATGTTGCTCGCCCTCGAGGCAACGCCTTAACCTCTCCATCATCTGGCAAACTATTATTCGGAGCATCCTCTATGTTTAATTGTTTTCTCGCAGACTGTATGTCTGGTGAAATCGGGAACGGCTTATTGATAACGGCAATTTTTGTCGCTCTTTCGCAATAAACTTCGCCGTCCTTCCTAAAGTATCTAGTTAGCACTGTTACTAGCCCTGACTCGTCTTGCTCTATGACACTACTATCCTCGCTGTTTTCGTCGGGCTGAATGGCACTCAAATCAGCATCACTGTCTGCCTTTGCTTTAATGCTTGACACTTCTTCCCTTGTTGCTATGATGACCCACTTCTGCTTTTGCTCGTCGGGCTCGTTTGGGTTTGCAAAGCCTATGTTAAGAACATTTATCAACTCAACCCGTACGCCTCCTTGAACTGTTCCAACCTTGCCTTTCGCGTCCGCATCCCAGTAGTAGTGATAAAAGTATGAACCTTTAACAACACCATCATGTACTGCCTTTGCATCATATTCTTCTTGCTTCATTTCCTTTTGGATATAGTCCGCAAAGTTAGTGAATTTTTTGGCGTCCACTTGCTCTCTTTCGCTTTTATAAATTAGCTTGACAACATTTGATAGCACCGCGCTTTCTTTATTGCGACAAATCATTTTTATTACATTGACAACAGGGCGCGGGAGACTCTTCGTTCGCTCAGTAACCTCTGGCCATTGCCGACCTTCATAAAAGTCAACATATTTAGGGATGTTCTCTCTGAGTTTCATTCTCGCTTGGTATTCTTTTACTTGCTCCCACATCTCCCAAACGTTAGTAGTTTCTCGTTCAACCGCTTCAACCGTTGCTGCGGCTTCGACTTTTTTCTTTCTGCTCAATTTTTACTCCTTTTTTTGTGGGCCATTAAACCACTCATCCACTATCGATGCTCGTTCTTCTTCTGACCCTCCCAAAACCGATAGCGTGGATATGTGGATTTTAGCCAAACCTTCATCGTACTTCTTGTTTAATTCTAATTGCTTTTTCAAAGCAGCTCGAAGCCCTTTTATGTCCTTTTTAAGCGTAGATAATTGCCTTGCCTGACCATCTACAATTGATTTTAGTTCTTCAAAATCTTTTTTTCTTATAAACATTTTCTCTCCTTACCATTCAATGAAATCGCTGTTACTTCCTTGCTTTTTTACATTGAAATTAAACTGCAAGAAATCCTCCTCAATTTCTTCTATCTTTATCCAACTTGCGCTCTGCTGATTAGCAACAAAGTGCGCTATCGCCAATGCCATCACCAGGTCATCGTGAAAACCCTGTTCTGCTTCTGCTCTGCCTTTTTCGTTTTTAACAAATGTTAGCATTTCCCGAAGTGTAGTAGGGTCTTGCTCAATAGTTACATCGTCCCTAATTAGGGCGATTAGGTCTGACAAAATGACCGGCCTTGTCTTCGAGGTGGTCTCGAACCCAAATCGCTTGACTATTTTTCTTGAAATGTTATCAAGTTGTTCTCTAACATATAGATTTTCATAACCTAATTTATCCGCGAGGTATTTGGTCGGCTGTATGCTGTAGTTGGTTTCTACGCCAATAATTGCATCGTTGTAGTGCTTGCCTAGGCAATATAGTTGCTCGGCGTACACATCATCATCCATTGACTGCTTGTGCAGCGTTGCCGCCGTCCTGCGTGTTATTACATTAATTACTTTTGCCGTGTAGTAGTCAATCCCTAAGCCCGATGTGTCGCCCCCTATAGCATAAGGCGCCTTGTGAGTTGCCGCACCTTCCTCGTTGCGTTTGAGTGCTGGCTCTTCGTGTATTTTGATAAAACCATTCACATCATCAACCCACTCAATATCGTTGAGTGCAACTTCTTCGGCAACCGCCTCTCCACTAAAGCCATTAATAATCTTGTGCTCTTTCTTGTATTTGAAGTAGCCAGTTTTTAAAGGCTTTAACTCCTTAACTCTTTCATATTGATTTGCAACCTTATCTTTATCAAAAACGCATTCTCCGGAACTCAAGAATGCCTCTTGGGCTGAGATTGGGTATTCTTGCTTGATTTTGTCCTTGTCAATGTACGAGTCATATTTTTTCGCGTACCAAGTTATTTGTTCTTTGTCAAGCCCTTTCTCTGCTAGTAGCTTTAAACGTTCTTGAAGCCACTCGTCTGTCGCGTTCTTTTCTAAAAAAACATAATCAGTCGAGCGATATTCCGCCGTCCGCCACCACTCATAGAAGAGATTGATACAACTTCCCTTGTCCCAGAGGTCTTTAAATTCATTGTAACCGTTCGCAGTCGTTTCATAGACTGAAAAGCAATCTGCGGTCGCAGTTTCACCGATTGAACTTTGCAAATCTGACAAAGACACTTCAAAGAATGCAACCTCTGAATAGTGAATGAAATTTAGGGTCTTCGAGCGACCTACATCACGAGTTGCTGTTGCTATTCGCCAAGAACTATTGAGTTTGTCAAAGAACAATTCCTTTTTTGAGTTGAATTTCTCGTGAGGCTTTAAGATATCAGGCAAACGGTCGTAAACCACCCTTGCTTTATCGTTAAAGATGGACTTCGTGTTGTCGTCTGCGTTTGCAAGTGTAAAGCCTGAGAAATTCCTACTGACAATTGCATTACATAGTTGAATGGCAGTGATTAGGGTTGTAAAGCCTTGTTGTCTACCCTTTAAAATCGCATACGGTCGTCCTTTGCCATGCTTCTCCATTTGTCGAATAAAGTCCTTTTGAACCTCATTCAGGAAAAACGGAACAGTCTTTTTGCCCTTGTCAACTACCGTTAGGACTGCCTCAATCAGTAGGTAAGGTTTTTCCCGAACCTCCGCCATGATTGATGGACTTTCTAAAATCCATCTTGCGGCATTGTTAATATACTCTTCGTCTTGGTTTGGTTGTTTGCCATCCAAATATGCCCGCCATAAGCGTTTGCGTTTGTCTATAATGTCATGTATGGTCAGCATTGATAATCTTCAAATCCCTTTATCCTAATCTCTGAGGTAGGCTCTTCGTTTGCTAGCGCCTGCTTATCATATAGCGTCCCCAAAGTGATTGACAACTTGCTTATGTCTTCAACCTTCAATGCCGCCACCTTCCTCAAAAGGGTCTTCCGCTCTTCCTTGTTTAACTCTTCTACCTCGTCAATAAGCAGAGAGTCAACCTTTTCTTCTTCATCCAGTGCTCTTGAAAGCCGCTTAGTTAAAACCTTTGTCGCAAGTTCGATGTTTTTCCACGCCGCTTCGACGAACTCTTGTTTCTTTTTTGCACGAAGTTTGGCGAAGTCTTCCGCCTCTGGTGTGTCGCCATTTTTTAATTGCTGTTGCCAAGTGCGAACGGTTGACGCAGGCAAACCTAATTGCCTTGCTATCTCATTGATATTGTCGCAAACAGCTAGCATTGCGATGGCTTTTTCTTTAATTTCTGGCAAATACTTCTTGCCTTGAGCCACTCTTTTTACCTCCTTATGCTTTGATTTTAGCAGAAAAAAAAGGTGCAAAAAGGTGCATTTTGGTCTATTTTTTGTGCGCTTTGCACAAATTTTATGATTTTTTATGATTTTTTATGATTTTTACTTGACAAAGAAAGCCCTTCATGCTATAATGGGGGTGTGGCAGGCGGGAAAGAGCACCGCCTCAATAGGAGGAAGAAAAATGAAAAAAGAAATTATTATTGAAAAGGGCAAATATTTTTTGGCAGATGTTTGCGACGTGAGAGATGCAAAGCCAATCTTGTTAATCGGTGGCGACGACGGCGAATACACCCTTTGGGACTGCGTAAAAAAACAAGATGTTGATTTCGTCTGGAAAGACTCTAACATTGGAGTATACGCCGCGGAAAAAATCGGTGGTGATTTTGAAGTGTTCGAACTAAAAGAAAGCACCGAGGTATCAGTTAGTGGCGGAGGGGTTTCTTTTGGGGGTAAATTTTTGCTAATCGATGAGCGTGGACGCTCTTTGCTTGCACGCGTTGAAAGATGCGAGGAGACGCATGCAAATATTAATTGATAAAATTATTGAATATAGAGCAAAAAACGGCTTATCGCAAGAGGACTTCGCCAAATTAATAGGAATTACACAACGTGCGCTTTGCATGATTGAGCAAGGCAAGACAACCCCCAGAAAAACAACAATAGCAAAAATAAAAAATTTAATAGAAAAAAAAGAAGAGGGTTAGCCGCCTTCTTTTTTTTAAAAACCTTGACATACATCAAAAACTGTGCTATCCTATTTTCGCAACCTCGAGTTAAGTGATTAGTGAAGTTGCCCAAACAACTTGTTTGAACTCGTTATGTTTTGTTTGGTTACTAAGAGCGCTATCTTGTATAGTGCTCTTTTATTAAACTTTTGAGAGCCGCGTCAACGCCCTTGAAAGCCTTGACTTCAACCCATCAATTGAGTAATGCATTTCATTCGCTGTCCTTTGCATCGACTTACCTTGCAAGTAAAACTTTAGTATAGCCATCCTATCAAGTTCATCATCTAGCTTGTTGATTTCCCCCAAATAATACTCCTCAAGTCTTTGCAGTCGCCCAACATTAATATCGCTATTTAAAGCATTTAATACCTTGTTGGCCCCTCCCACATCTCGTTTATTTTGCTGGTCGTTTAACCACCTAATACGATGCAAATAAGATGTTTGCGACTCTATGTAAGTATTAATCGCTCTTTGTTTGTGTTTGATAAACTTTAGGTCTTTTTTTATTTCCCTGATTGATTTCCCCACTCCTTTGTACCTCCTTATTTATTTATGTTTACAACCTCGCACTCAAACTTAATTGCTTCGCTTTGTGCGATTTTTTTATCGCCTTTTGTTAAAGTGAACCAATAAAATATGAGGTTGTCTTTTGTGGTTCTGTATTCATGCAAAGTGTATTGTTTTCGCATAAGTTGTTTTTTTAGCTTTTGCCGAGCATCTGCCCCTTCTTTTGTGCTCTCTTCGCATTTAGTTGTTTCGAACCCTTGTTGTTCCAAAAAGGCATAACCTAGCAAATCGATTGCTTTTGCCATATCTTGGGTTAGCATTTTATCCAAATCTACTTCTTTGGAGTCCTTAAATGCTCCGTTTTTCTTCTTCATTCTTTATCTCCTATTTTATAAAAACTTAATACCCTTTCCAACTGCGAAGGATAAACTTTTTGCCCCCAGGCAATAATGTTTTCTATATCTCTCTTTTCGTCGAGCCCAGGAACTTTTTTTATGTAAGTTTTAATTTCATATCCGTTGTCTATGGTTACTATTCCAATATCGGAAAACCATTGTACATCTAATATTTTCATTTTTTTATATTTCCTCTCTTGGCATCAACTAATGCCTTAGCCATATCGTCTATGAGCTGATGAACAACTCTGTTTTGCATTTCGTTTTCTGTGTTTTCAATAAGCCAAAATTTGCAATGCAATAATTCATGCACAAGCGTTTTTTCTTTATCAAATGCAAGTATTCTTTTGCCATAATCTTTTTTAGAAATAAGCCTAACGACTGCACATTTATTAACTTCTTGCCATTCCGTTTCGCCGGCAACATTTTGTAGCGCCATATCATTTGGGCTGCAATTGTCTTGCAATATAATATGCCAATCGGCTAAGCCTAATCTGTGTTGCCACTCTTTTAATAAGTGTTTCATTTCTCCTCCAGCTCTTTCATTTTAGCTTTTATGCTATCAACCGTAACTTCAAATCTTTCATCCCATTGTTGAATTTCTTTCGGCATATTGACAAATTTTTTCAACTTTTTCCAGCGGGCTTTAAGTGTTTGATTTTCTTTCATTTTCTTGTCAAGAAGTTCAATTGCCTTAATAGATTGCTCAATATACCTTTCAAGGTCTTGTAAATCTTCAAATCCTTGCTCTTCCATAAAGGCTTCAAATTCTTTTAAATCTATTTTTCTCTTCATTTTACTCATTAACTCCTAAAACATACTTAATAACATTTTCTTTGCCAACAAAATCTATTGCTTCTTGCAATACTTCTTTACTGCTAGCATAGATTGTGCCTTGATATTTAAGAATGGGTTCAGGATAATACGCAATTTCTTTCTGATAAGTATTATAGACTAATGCCCAATTACTTTGTTGCTTGTCCCAATCAATAGGTTCGCTATGTTCTTCAATATATTTACGGAATAGGTTAGTATATTTTTGCACTTTCGCTTGATAGAATGCCTCTTTTTCGGTTTTATAATAGTTACCTATCTCAAACCTAAAAATATCTATTATTTTTTGATTATTAATATAACTTGAAATTCCACCAGCCGTTCTTATAGAATAATATTCTTCATTAAGATTAGGTTTCCAAATATAACCTTTTTTGCTTTTTTGTTTTTCTAACTCTTTAATTTTTTTATTAATTTCTTCAATTTGTTTTTTTAATTCTTTTAATGTCATTTATTCCTCCACTTTTTCTACATAACCAGCGTTGATGAGGTCGTATAGCGTGTCAAAAAACATATAATACGCATTACCTTTTTTTGCTTTTTGTAATTTAATTAATCGCTTTGCTTCTTTCTTTGTTTTTAAGCCAGTTTCCTGGTAATCATAATTATCATAATCTATCTTTATGCAATATTCAGCATATTCCTTGCTATACCATCGCCTGTCATATATCATTTTATAATAGTATTTAACTTTGCCAGTGTTGCAATCATAATATGGAATAAACCCAAACTGTTCAAGTTCTTTAAGGTCTATTTCTTTTTTAATTCTCAGCATTTTCTTCTCCTATTTCGTCGAGGTAGTCGTATATATCTTTGCCTTTAACGCAACCATATTTATCTATATCATCAATTACTGCTTTAACATCCTCAATAACTTCCCTTCTCACTTGCTTATCATGTTCTGCAAGACTTTTAAGCGGACAATCAAAATCACTTAAACCATTCTTGTTTTGTCCCCTTTGTGTTGCTCTTTCTGCCTCAGTGTTATAAAAAGGCATTCTTGCTAGTAAGCAAAAGTTTCTACCGCCTTTATTGCCACAATGGTTTGGAGTAAACCACTCGCATTCGTTACAACATTTCGGCAATTTATCTACATACACTTTTATTTTCTCCTTTCATAATTTGTAACCATAATATCGCAGATTACACAATTTTTAATTTTATATTTTCCAGCACAAGGAAGTTCACAACCAACACAAGATAATTTGTTTCTTAACTTTTTACTAAAAAATAATTTAATTCTAGTTGTTACTTTCATTTCTTTTCTCCTAATTCTTCCAGTTTGGCTTGTGCTTCTTCTTTGGTGGCAAAAATATATTTCTCTCTATGGTCTATAATTTCATCGTGCATTTTATATAAAATCTCATTCTCTATACTGAAATAAGTAAAACTTACAATAATATCTTTTTGAACTCCATATCTGTCTATATACCAAACTTCTTGACCAACCTTAAACTTCGGCGCAATCGCATTTTTCAGTTGTTCTTCTAGTTCTGCTATTCGTTGGTCTTTTTCGTTTAAAATTTTTAAATACCCTTCGTAGATATTGTTTAAATTTTCTGCCGTATTACCAAAAGTTTCTTGATAACATTTAGCACATAATTTCATACCGTTTACAAAAGTCCAGCCATATACCTGCCTCCCACAAACATCGCAATTAAAACTAATATCACACATACTATTCTCCTTTATCTTCGTATTGATGGGTTAGCCACATTGGTGGTCTACTTCCTTGTCTATAAGGAATAACATAAAAACCATCTTCTTCTAATTTATCAATATCTACTGAACCATCTTCAACTATTAGAACTTTACCACTCAATATTATCTTTAACTTATCGTTTTCTAGTTTTAGCCTTTCATTTGCTTTAATTACAACATCAACATCAGTTACTGGCATACAGCATTGTTTTTCTTCATCAAAATAATCTTTAAGCATTACTTCATCTCCCTCATCTTCATTACTGCATTCTTACACTCATCACAGATTTTAAATATATTTTTCCCCATTGCTTCACATTTTGTTAATTTCACACTTTCGCCACAAATCAAGCAGGGTGTTGCTAAGTAATTTTCAGTTGTTTCAATTTTTATTTTTACCATCAATAAATCTCCTTAAATCAATACATATTTGCAGGTTTTTAACTTCAATCCATCTGTCTTTATACCAGAAATCAGCCTCAACCCAATTATTACTTATTCCATCATACAAGTTTTTAATTTTATACATCTTGCCATTATATTCAATTATTCTTTCTTTATTCATTATTTTTTACTCCTATTATTTTCAAGGTGACGAATCAATTGTACTTTGCCATATTCATCAAAAACGAATGAAGGTTCTATAATTTCATATATTTTATTATCTATATTGTTACCTTTCCAGTAATCAATTCTCGAATAAAAACATCTTTTTTGGTTCCAATCAATATGATAACCAATAGTACCTTTATCTCGCTCATTCCAATAAGTTCTCCATACATTGATATCATTATCTATGCAAAAAGCTATAAGTTTTCCATATTCCTCAATATTTTTAATTAAATATACTACTTCTTTCATACATTCCCCTTACATTCGCACTCATACGCAAACTGCCCTTCTAACTCTTCTATTCGTGCATCTTTTTCGGCAAGTCGCTGTTTAAGGCTTTCAACCATTTTGCTGAGGTCAGCATTTTCGGCTTCTAGTTCCTTAATTTGGTTAACCGCAATCCGCATCGCCCCTTGATGTTTCCTACATTCTTTGGTTAACCGCTCTTTAAGTTCAGCAATTTCTTCATCTTGTTGTTTCATCCAAAAATCATAATTATTTAAAATAAGTGTTACCCTTGCTAAATCTTTTCGCCCAAAATTTAAACACCCATTGGTTTTTCTGTCGATAAAACTATACCCCTCAAGAATATACCTATCGTTCTCAGTAAACATGCCTTTCTTCATTTAGTTTTTCTCCTTAAATTTTTATTTTTCTAATTTTTCTTGATTTTCATTTTCCAAGCACCGTAATGCGCTATATAATTTTTCTTGTTTAATTCTTAGGTCTATCCAAATTCGTTTAAAGTGATAATTCGGATACCTATCTTCAATTTTTTGAAGTCTTTTTGCTATGATTAGCAAGTTGTCTTTTATTAGGCATTTTAAATAAAAGTTATCTTTCACACTCCACCTCCGCGAATTTGCACTTGCAGCCTGCAAGCAAGCAACCTAGGGTATATGCTGGCCGGTTTTGTATATCTTCCTTTTGCGCAAGTTGCTGGGCAATTTTTTGAAACTCGACATCGCCAATTTTGGAAAAGCACTTATCTATGACATCAGCGTAAAGTCGGTTTTGGTTGAAAACAAGTCCTTGTTCTGTGTCAGCCTGTGCCCTTGCCTCTATCATGGCATCGATAATCTCGAGGCCAGCATTTCGATACTTGTCCGAAAAGCACCACTCAAAAAAGTTCTCATACTTTTTTAAATATGGCCTCCTTTCTGACTCGCTTTTTTCTGGTACCCTTTCGCACTCTTGCGTGCGTGCGTAACATGCGTACGCGTTTTTATTATTATTTATATTATTTTCTTTAACTAACTTAATAACATTAACATTATCATTAAGGTTATGGGTTGGTTCGGTTAGGTTTTCTTGGGTTTTGTTAGGTTTTTCTAGGTTTTCACTAGGTTTACTTGGGTTATCATTTTCTATACTAGGTTCTACTTGGTTTTCGTTGGTTTTATTTTTTGGAGGCCTGCCACCTTTTTTGCCATTTTCTACGCTAGCATTATACCTAAGTATGCTGTTTTCCATGCCGGCTGAAAAACTTATAAGCATTGCATTTGCAACTGGAGAAAGCCCTTTTGGTATTTCCCCAGTCGTTCCATAAGCAACTAGGGCCTTATATGTCTCCAACTGATATTCTTCTGGCAAAGCATTAATTGCCTCCGCCCAATTTTTAAATATAACAAAACTATCTCTTATAATTCCCACTAAAATTCTCCTTAATTATTCTTTATTTTTTAGCGTTATTCTCACGCTAGGTTTAGATGTTGTTATTTTTTGATACTCCTCATACAAGGTCGGCATCTCTTCTTTTAACCGATTTAGGTCTATTGATTTTCGCTCAAAGGGTGCAACATAGGTTATCTTAAATAAAGCATTATCTACTTGATAGACCTTATCTTCTTGCATTTTCTGTAGCAAGAATTTTTTCAACTCTTCTTCTTGCTGTTCTAAAAGTGCTTTTTGTTTAGCAATTGCCTCTAATGCGTTTTTTATAGAAACAATTTTGCCTTCTTCTTGTTCCGTTAAGTTTAGTGACTTCTTTTGGTATAGTTCGCACATTCTTTCACATCGCAACAACTCTTCAATTTCGCAAACTGGGATAGGTTCTATTTCAACTATATTGCAGGTTTCCGCATTTGGGAAATGCACACATACAAATTTTTCAAAAACGGTATTTGCTATCAAATAAGCATATAAACTTAATTGCCACGCAACACTTTCTTTGTAAAGCTTTTTTGTTGTCTTAAAGTCTCCTATGCAAGGCAAGTTTTTTTCGCCCCACACACCAATAAAATCTACAGTACCAGCAACCTCGTTGTTGTGTACCATAAATTCGCTTCTAGTGGGCCTAATTTGATATTTTTTACAAGCGTTAATAAATAACCCTAATTCGTTTGTAAAGCCAATCTCTCCGGTTTTTATATACTTGTCCAACTCTTCGTGAACAACATTGCCTCGCTTGGCCTTTCGGGTCAGCAGTTCTTTATCTACTGCCGTATAATCTGGAGAGAGTTTGTGCCTTCTCAGAAGTTCCGTTACTCCCACCAGGTTAACTTTTACCCCATTATCCTTGATAAGCGTATATTTGTGCTTTCTTTTATTGAAAATTAATTTCATTTTGTGCTTCCTTTTGTTTTTCTGATAGCATCTTTCGCTTTTTCAAATGGAATATCGGCCACATCTTTAACTTCATAATATTCCGCCATTCTTGCAAATCTCTCTTCCGTAAAACCAAGCCCCCTTAATTCTGCGATTTGCTCCTTCGTTATCTTTTTATAAGCCTTGGGCATGTCCACTGCTTCAGGCGGCCCGCCTTGGCCTTGTGCTGAGGCCTCGGGTATATCGTCAAGTTGGTTTTTAAACTCATCCGCCTCGCTGTCACTGTAAATGCCGGAATATGCTAGTTTGCTGTTCTTCAAAACCACTCTATCAAAGCAGCGTTTCAATGCCATTGCAAAAGGATATGCATTTTTGCAGTTTTTTGCCGTTACCTCACCAACTTCAAAGATGCCCTGTTCATCGTTGCAATATTCGTAAACAAGGGCTTGTGCATATTCGTTTTGCGTCCGCTTTAAACAACTAGGCTTAAAACGCAACTTTTCTTCCAGACAATCATTAATTTTGAGGCAGCCATTGTGCGACAAAATCAAGCCCGTGTACGCCATTTTGCTACTTTTGGTCTTGTTCATAAGTATCCAAAAGTCGCTTTCTTCAATGCCTTTGTATTTGCCTGATTTTAAAATTTCAATTGCTTTTTTCTTGCTTTCCAAGTATTTGGGACTTTTCCAGACGCGCAACTCTATTGTTTCACCGTCTTCCCATATTTGTTCAACATCTTTTTCACCAAAACTAAATTCCTTATTGGCCATTATTCTGCGTCCTCCTTAAAATAATCTTTAATACTTTCCTCGTATAACTCTATAAGCTCATCGTCCAAATCGCAATTGGCTATAAAGTCCAACAAGTCTTTTTTAAAGTCCGAATTTTTTGAGTGTTGAGCGAAAAACTCATCTGTTATTTGGTCAATCAAAACTGCATGCACCCTACTATAAGGCACTGATGCTGTTATTTCCCTTTCTCCGCCATCTTTTTTTGGGATATAGTATTTAAATTCTTTTCTTGCTTCAAAAATCATAATTTGGTATCTCCTTTTTTATTTAATTTTCTTGATTTTTTGAATTAATTGTGTTATAATTATGGTGCGTTGTTGTTATTGACTCGGCGCACCTCCGGTCGCCCATCGCCTGTCACATACGGTGCGACTGGCTAAACTTGTACAGCCCTCATGGGCTGTTTTTTGTTGTCTTTCGAGCATCCTTAGCCCTCCTTTCATTTTCCCTTTTCTTTTCCCACTCTTCGAACCTTTTCATGTTTTCAGGGTTGGAATAAAATTCTTGTATTCCGTAAAACAATTCTGTGGCCAATAAGTGGATTTGAAAATCATTTGGTTTTGGCTTGTTTAATTTCACGACTTCCAGATTATTTAAGTCAAACAT